CTGTATGTCCTCGTGGCACGATCAAACGGCTATGTTAGCGCAGCACCCAGAGTCTGGCTGGGCCGTAATGATTCCAGACATTGGACATTAGCTCAGCAGGCAGAGCGGGAAGCTGTTAACTTCTAGGTCCCAAGTTCGAACCTTGGATGTCCAGCTCAAAATAGCATCTGAACAATGTTATGGAGATCGTTGTTACTGAACCCTACCCTGTAGGCGCATCATACGAAGGCGTTCAGGCTGAAGGAGATTGCTCTGCTAACCTACTAGGTAACAACAGCCAGCAGGTATTCCCGTGGTTGGCATATGCCTTGTTAGCTCAGTTGGTAGAGCGACGCACTTGTAATGCGTAGGTCAACAGTTCGAATCTGTTACGGGGCTCAGAGAATGTCTGTAAAGTATGTTCCATTAATATAAATTTTAGATGCTGTTGTTAAAGTATATGGACTCGTCGCAGTTACTGGAAACTCTCTTACTGGCTTTGGTGTTGGAGTATCTCCACCAAGCCAATGCAGATCTAAAGTTTGACTTCCTGGAAGATGATCAACATTAAGAATAATGTGGTTTGCTAGATCTGGATTAGATTGATTAATTGGATCATACCAAATCCATCCATTAAAATGATGCATTGTGCCAGCATGTGGAGCATATGGAAGATCAACCTTTAGTTGTCCCGTTCCAAAGTTAGTTACTGTACTTAAATCTATTTGTATCCAAAATGTCACAACATATCCTGATTTGGCATATATTGAACCGTATGTCGGATATGTACTATTTGTACCAGTAAAGGTTAAACCTGTTGCTTGAAATGTTGGGCTCCAATGAACTGGAGGTTGTTGTGGAATAGGACCTGGGTTTAAGGTATTCATGATCTATCTATATTAAAGATGGCTACGGAGACTCCACTATCTCCCACTGCCCAAATGTCATCTGATGAAGCTAGTTCAATTGTATAAATCTGTCCAGGGAATAATTTAATTCCAAAATCAGAAGATGTAACTCCTGCTGCACCAAGATATGCAAAACCAGCACTTGCCACATTTTGAATAGACATAGAATTTCTAGCATCAGTAGCTTCTCTAATTACAAGATTTACTGGAGTTGAATTAAGTGCTTGTATTCTATGTCGTAGTTTCATATCTTCTTATTATACCGCTAAAAAGGACAAAACCCATTCAGAGGCGGATCCGAATGGGTTCTGCTACGCCGAAGCGTAAGCACAGGGAGCAAACGGTGGGATGCTACGACCTGTGCCTATACATTATCACATTTATATTTTTTAAAGTCAACTACTTTTCCTGATTTTCTTCTTGTGGCATATATGCAGGAGCGGGACCTAATAGATATCCTTGTTCATGATATTGAACCATCTTAGATGTATCCTCTGGTCCCACCAATTTTGTTGCAATAATTGTAAGTAAGTCATATATGCGATGTAGCATAATATAATTAACCATATCTAGATTATCTTCTAGATTTTGTGATTCTTCTTTTTCAGTCATTTGGTCTTCCTAAATCTTCCCAAAACTTCTCTCGACCCATTTGGTCTATTTCTTTTATTTTTCCGCCATCAGTTTGTATATCGTTCGACTTGTTTTCTAATGTTGTCATATACTTCTAGCCCCATATTGTTTTTATAATTACAAGATAAGCAATATAAAAATATTTTATCTTCATCGTCTAAATTAGGCACAAGAAGGCCTTGGTCTATTGGACAATCCAATTTAGACACAAGGCCCTCTTCTGCGAGAGCTAGATATTTGGATACTATTTGTATCCGCATTCTATCTCCTAACTATTTGGAAATTGTACTACCAATTTCTTTGCTTTACTAATTGAGTTTGGCCACGACGACCAATCAATTCCGCCTTTAGTCATATGATACGTTATCTCTGCGTTAATTACTGGATCAAATAAAAGTACATTTGATCTCAGGTCGAATTTCTCTTTACGATCATCGCCAAGGTTTCCCAGCATATTGATCTGAAAAATTCCGTAGGAACTGTCTCCAGTTTTCCTGTTACCGTTATAAGCCATAGGTCGTCCACTGGACTCTGTTCTGGCTATTGCCCAGGCCATTTTAAGGGCCTTACCTTCAAAACCTACAGACTTTAAAAGAGACACTAACTCTTTATCTGTAAGCATTTCAGAAGGCTTGTACACAGTGTTGCTGAATTTTTCCAGCGTTTCTTTTTTCAGTTGTGCTTCTGTTTTTATCTCTGGTGTTACCACCAAAGCTCTTGCTACTGACATTGTCTCAGGCTGGACACCAAACAACAATAATGTTATCATTGCTATTGCAGTCCAACCATGAGCCAAATCGCTCAGTTTTTGTTTGATATTCTCCATTGGCATTTCCTCCTTTAGAGATAACGAACTATAATAATAACATTGTTTGATAAGGTATGTCAAGCTAGTTGACCAAAAAGATACGATGGATATTTCATTTTCTACGCCTAGAGTAAACTTTAAAACATCAAATGGGTATGGTTATGCTGCATATCATATTGTAGAATCATTAAAAAGTTTAGGACACAGAGTTCCATTTCAATCTCCTAAATCTCCCGTTCAATTAAATTTTTCACAACCAAATCATTTTAAAATGCATCGTGGTCAATATCAAATTAGTTATACTCCATGGGAATCTACAATTATTCCTGAGATGTGGAAAACTAATTTATCTTTAGTTGATGAAATATGGACAACTTCAAATTGGTGTGCAAATGTATTTGAAGATAATGGATTTAAAGATGTTAAAGTTTATCCACATGGAATAGATCCAATATGGACACCAATGAAAAGACAAGATGATGGAGTAATTAAGTTTTTACATCTTGGCGAACCCGCTCCAAGAAAAGCGGGACAAATGGTAGTAGATGCCTTTGCTTCATTATATGGTAATAATCCAGCATATTCATTAACAATCAAAGCTCATCATAATAATACTACTCGTATATATAATAATTATATAGATAAAAATATTATAGGATTACCAAATGAAATTTATTCAAATATAAATATTATTACTGATGATTTAAGTACAGAAGAATTAGTTAAACTTTATCACGAACACGATGTTTTTGTTTATCCTAGTTACGGAGAAGGTTTTGGTTTTATTCCGCTTCAGGCTTTAGCAACAGGAATGCCAACTATTTGCACAGACGGCTGGGCACATTATGAAAACTATTTAGGTCCTTTAAAATTAAAGTCTGAACTAATAGATTCACCATGGCCTTTTCCACATGAAGGAAAAGTATTTGAACCAAACTATCAACACCTACTTGAGCTTATGAGAGATGTTTCTTTAAACTTCAAAGCATACTCTGGATATTATTATGCTCAGTCAACTAAAATACATAAAGACTACAATTGGATTCAGTTGACCAATAATTCTTTTGATCATATATTTAAAAAGTTCTCTTAAGCCCTTCCCACACTAAATAAAGTTTGGTAGAATTGGTATCTCACTAATTTTAAATTTAAACCGCAAGGCGGAGAAGGAGTCTTACTCAAAAAATGTCAAAAACTATTGAAAACCCATATGAAAACTTTATTGCATTATCACGATATGCAAGATGGATACCAGAAGAAAACCGTCGTGAAAAATGGGGCGAAACAGTAGATCGTTATTTCTCATTTATGTTAGATCACCTTTTTGTGAACTATGCATATGAGCCAGATTCTAAACTTATAGAAGATTTAAAGAATGCAGTATATGATCGCAATGTTATGCCATCTATGAGAGCAGTAATGACTGCAGGTGCTGCTCTTTCAAGAGACCATGTAGCAGGATATAACTGCTCATTTGTTCCAGTAGATTCACCTCGTTCATTTGATGAAACAATGTATATTCTTATGTGTGGAACAGGAGTAGGATTCTCTGTTGAATACAAGTATGTTAATAAACTTCCTGCCGTCCCAGAATCATTTGAAAAATCTACAACAGTTATTGTAGTTGAAGATTCAAAGACAGGTTGGGCAAAAGCATACCGTGAACTTCTTGCAATGCTTTGGGCTGGACAGATTCCTTCTGTTGATGTATCTAAGCT